GAAGAGGAAACAAAGGAAGTAGTGCACTCCGCGGAAGATCCAACAGTCCAAGAAGTTTATGATTCGATGGCTCCTGAGCAGAAGGAAGTTGTCCACTACATGGTCGGCATGGCGCTTGCTCAGCACATGTCCGAGCTTAAGCAGAGTGCGACACCTGAACCTGAGAAGGAAAAGGAAGAAGAGAAGGAGCCTACTGCTGAAGAACTTGTCCACGATGACACTAATAAAGAGGAAGGACGACGCATGTCCCGCAACGTCTTCGAGCAGCAGAACGGAGGCAAAAAGGAAGAAGAGCACGTTCTGACACATGATGCGGTCCGAGAGATCGTCACCGAGGCCCAGAGGGCTGGATCGCTGAAGGAAGCAGTCGAGACGTACGCTCTTAAGCACGGCATCGACAACATCGAGGTTCTCTTCCCGGATGCCCGTTCGGTAACGGACACCCCAGAGTTTGACCAGCGAAGAGTCGAGTGGGTTTCTAGCGTCATGAACGGGACCAAGCACTCGCCTTTCTCTCGGATTAGGTCGCTCGTTGCTGATATTACCTTCGACGAGGCTCGTGCACGCGGCTATATCAAGGGTAGCTTCAAGAAGGAAGAGTGGTTCAGCCTTTCAAAGCGGACCACGGCACCAAGCACAATCTACAAGAAGCAGAAGTTGGATCGTGACGACATCATCGACATCACCGATTTCGACGTGGTGATGTGGCTCAAGGGTGAGATGCGTCTCATGCTCGACGAAGAGATCGCACGTGCAATTCTCATCGGCGACGGTCGTGCTGTTGACGACGATGATAAGATCAAGGACCCAGCTGGCGCCACCGACGGCGTGGGTGTGCGTTCGATCCTTCACGATCACGATCTCTATGCAACGACGGTTACTGTCGATGACACCGCTGCTGCGATCGACGTTGTCGACGCGGTTATCTCGGCTGGTCGATGGTACAAGGGCTCAGGTTCGCCTACGCTCTACACGACCCTGCCCGTCCTTACGTCGCTCTTGCTTACTCGAGACAATCAGGACCATCGTCTGTGGAAGACTCCTGCCGAGCTCGCTTCGGAGATGGGTGTCTCGAACATCGTCACTGTCGAGGTCATGGAGAGTGAGCCAGATCTTATCGGTATCGTCGTGAATCTCAAGGATTACACGATCGGCGCCGATAAGGGTGGAGAAGTCAACTTCTTCGACGACTTCGACATCGACTACAACCAGTACAAGTACCTGTACGAGACTCGCATTTCTGGAGCCCTGACGAAGATTCGCTCGGCTCTGGTCATCAAGAGGGCAGCCGCTGGTGGCGTCGAGGCTACGCCAACGCAGCCAGCCTTCGATGGTACCACGGTGACGGTTCCGACCGTGACTGGTGTTGTCTACAAGAACAAGTCAACTGGTGCAACGCTCACGACGGGTAGCCCAGTAACGCTGGCCCCAGGTGCTTCGCTTACGGTCGAGGCCACGCCTACTACCGGCTATTACTTCGAGAGCAACCAGGAAGACGAGTGGACTTTCACGAACGAAACGTAAGGTAGGTCCCTCATGGCAAGGTTTTCCGGTCGTGTTGGTTACGGCGAGCCGATAGAAACGAGACCTGGTGTATGGGTTGACAACATTGTTGAGCGAACATATTTTGGAGATGTCATTCAGAATATTAGATCCCTCAAGCAGGGAGAAAATCTCAACGATGACATAAGTGTTCAAAATTCTATCAGCATTGTAGCCGATGCTTATGCTAACGATCATTTCTTTGCCATTCGTTATGTGGAATGGGCGGGGGCTTTGTGGAAGGTTTCGAGCGTTGAAGTGCAACGCCCCCGTCTTCTACTTAAATTAGGGGAGGTGTACAATGGGCCTACGCCTGGATCTACACCAAATCCTTGAAACGTTTACGCCTAATGTATATTTTCAACCTCCGAACAACATCGAGTTGAATTATCCGTGCATTATTTATAAACGTGACTTTGCTGATACTAAATTTGCTGATGACATTCCATATAACCATAGGTTAAGATATCAAATTATGGTCATTGATCCAGATCCCGATAGTGACATTCCGGGTAAAGTAGCATCAATGCCAATGAGCTTGTTTAATCGGTTTTATACAGCCGACAATCTGAATCACGATGTATACAACGTCTTCTTCTAAAAGGAAAGGTAGAAATGGCACCCCTTACATGGGATGACGTGGGGCAACGACTGTACGAAGTTGGCGTAGACCATGGAGTCCTTTATCTTCCCGATTCAGGCGGAGTTTACTCCGATGGAGTTGCTTGGAATGGGCTCACCACGGTCACCGAATCGCCTTCTGGTGCAGAGCCTTCGCCACAGTACGCAGATAACATCAAGTATCTGAATCTCATCTCCGCTGAGGAGTTCGGCGGAACGATCGAAGCATTCACCTATCCAGAGGAATTTGCAGAGTGTGACGGTACAGCAGTTCCTGCTACAGGTGTTACTGTCGGTCAGCAGAGCCGTAAGGGCTTCGGCTTGTCTTATCGCTCTCGCATTGGCAACGATCTCGATGGTACCGATCATGGCTACAAGCTGCATCTTCTTTACGGCTGCTATGCATCTCCATCCGAGAAGGCCTACGCAACGATCAACGATTCTCCCGAGGCAATCACCTTTAGCTGGGAGATCTATACTGTTCCGGTCGCTGTAACCGGTATGAAGCCGACTTCGCTAATCGTCATCGATTCGACGAAGGTCGATCCGGCAGACCTGGCCGCTCTAGAGGCCGAGCTGTACGGAGACTCCGGCGGAGACCCGAATCTCCCGACACCAGACGTGGTTATCGCCATGTTCGCAGGCGCCCTGACCGTCGTGGATACGGGAACTCCGGCTAACCAGCCGACGTACAACGCTGGCACCCATGTCGTTACGCTTCCGGCAGTCACTGGTGTTCAGTGGAAGATCAATGGAGTCAACAAGGCTCCTGGTGCTCAGCCAGCTCTTACCGTTGGTCAGACGGCTAACATCACCGCTAATCCGATGCCAGGTTATCGCATCGATGGTGACGACGACTGGACCTACGACTATTAACAGATGGGTTTAAGACAGGAGGTCAGAGGATGCTCGAGATTGTGGTTCCAGGTGTCGAATACTTCAATGAAGAAACTCGAGAATTCGTTACTAAAGGTGATGTGACCTTGGAGCTAGAGCATTCTCTGATCTCACTGTCAAAATGGGAGTCGAAATACGAGAAGCCTTTCTTAGGTAAAGGTGATAAGACGTCAGAAGAGGTTCTTGGTTACATAAAATTCATGACGTTGACTCCCAATGTTCCAGAAGAGGTATACGAGAAGCTTTCGGAAGCCAACATCACGGACATCAATAACTATATTGACGCAAAGATGACCGCGACGTGGTTCAATGAGCCTCCGGGCGCTCCTAAGTCTCGGGATGTGATCACAGCAGAGCTCATTTACTACTGGATGATCACTTTTCAGATCCCGTTCGAGTGTGAGACGTGGCATCTTAACCGATTGTTCACGTTGATTCGGATTTGCAACATCAAGCAGGCAAAGCCTCAGAAGATGAGTCGAGCCGAGGTGGCACGTCGAAATCGAGAACTCAACATTCAACGTAGAGAGCAACTGGGAACAAGAGGCTAGAAAGGAGGTGGCATGACGGCTCTCGTTTGGGACAAGCCCGACGAAAGAATCTTCCAAACTGGTATCGATCGAGGAGTTCTTTATCTTCATGACGGTACAGTTGCGGTTTGGAATGGTCTTACCAGCGTAGAAGAAGATTCAGAGATCGAGGTGAAATCGTTTTATCTCGATGGGGTGAAGTACTTGGAGACTTTGATCCCTGGAGACTTCGTAGGGAAGCTCAAAGCTTTTACCTACCCAGATGAATTCGAATCGGTCTGTGGAATTAGTCATGTCTCCTCAAGCGAAGCGGGATTGGGCCTGGATTATTACAACCAGCCACCAAGAAGCTTTAATCTTTCGTATAGAACCATAGTTGGCGATGGCGTTAAGGGAACAGACTACGGTTACAAAATTCACATCCTCTATAACGTTTTCGCTGAGCCTGATTCTTACGTATACAGCACTGTCAAAGGTTCAGGAGCTGAGCCAATCGAATTCAGTTGGTCTTTGAGCGGGACACCGCCAGCGAAGATCCAAGGTCTTAGACCAACACTTCACATTTCTATCGATTCGAAGAAAACACCTCCCCAAATTTTGAGAATGTTGGAAGATATGCTATACGGAGTGACAGGTGGCACTGTCCAACCGCATCTTCCGACTATTCAAGAAGTTGCTGAGCTATTCGGATATGTAGGCGCGCTTGTCATTATCGATCACGGTAATGGTCTTTGGTCTGCTATCGACGAATCGGATACATATATTACTATGCTCAATAGCACCACTTTCCAGATTGATAACGCAACCGCCGTTTATCTAAATCCGACTACCTATACGCTTTCATCTACAAATGTCAATACTTGAGGTTGAGGAGGTGAAATGGCTACAATTACTGGTCTAACAGCAGCGAGAATGCTAGAAATTGAAGCAGCTTCGGTTGTCGACGCGAGAGTTGAATCCGGAGATCTGATTATCGTTCATCATGACGGAACTGAGGAAAATATTGGTTCTGTTGCTGGTCCAGCAGGTCCAACAGGTCCAGCAGGCCCTCCTGGTCTCGCTTCTATTCCAGGAGAGGTGAAACTTTGGCCTGGATCTTCTCTTCCCGATGCCGCAACGTATGGGACTTGGGTGTGGGCGAATGGAGCGGTTTACGTAACTGCGGATCATCCACTTGCAGCGGCGCATATCGCCTCGGCCTGGAAAACTTTCGACGGTGCCAGTGATCCTGGTGCTGGTAATTTCCGTGTTCCGGATCTTCGAGGAGTAGTTCCAGCTGGACTTGATCAAATGCCATCTGGTTCAAGAGCTAATAGGATGACTCGAGCAGCAGCAATCGTCCTAGCATCCAAAACGGGGCAGGAAACGCACGTCCTTACTGTCGGCGAGTTGGCAGCTCACGGACATACGGTCAATTCACATAGCCACGGAGGATCTGTCTCTGCTGGTGGAGCACATGCCCATTTGTCACGAAATGCTCATGGATTCATGACGAATGCAGGAAGCGGAGATATTCCTTCATATCTTTGGGGTACTGGCGGATCGACGGCTTTCTCGGACAACTCTACCGATACAGCTCCTGCGCACACTCACCCCATTGCTGCAGAAGCACCAGGTACGAACTCGCAGGGTAGCGGTAACGCGCATGAAAATATTCAACCCACAGTTATGGTTCCGTATATCGTCCGCTTGGATGGAACGCTTCCTGGCGGTGCATAATGAGACTAGAACTCTCTGGAAGTTTGGTTCGTCCTGAACCAATTGTCATTCATTTCGGCGTTGAGCCTGGTTTCCTTCCTGGTCTAGGCGATATCATAGATTTTAATCCCGTAACCTATATAAATTTGGGTTATACACATTTCGATGTGATTTGTATAGGTGGCGGAGGAGGAATGGGTGGTGGTATTGACACAGGAAACACTGGAACACAGGTTCGGAACTATGGCGGAGCAGGCGGTGGAGGAGGTTTTCACCGTGTTCGCGGTCTACTATCCGCACTACCGAACCCGTGCCCTGTTATTGTCGGGGTTGGTGGAGATCCTGGAACAGAACACGTTAGCAATCCTGCTCTTACTACCGATGGTACCGACGGAGGAACTTCGTCGTTTAACGACCCAACATGTCGTGCCTCGGGTGGTAAGGGCGGCAAAAGAGCTCAATCTAATTCGCTGACAGTCACCACACAAGCTCACGGAGGACAGGGTGGACTGGGAAATCGTGCTACTGCAGGAGGAGGAGCAGCTGGCGGTCTTGCTGGGACTCCCGCGCCCGGTGGTCCTGGTACTCCCGGCACTCCCGGAGTGGATGGCACATATAACACGATTATTCAAGACATCGGTGAAGGTGGTGGAGGCGGAGCTGGCGGAGTAGGTAAGTACGGAGTAGGTGCAGGATCCTCCCCAGCTAATGCAGCAACACCTGGAGGTCGTGGTTCGTACAATCCTGGCGACACTTCGGTCTACGGTCCTGGCGATCTTCCCGCCGATGACCCAGGAAGTGGAACCAGTGACATTATTCCAGGAGGAGCAGGCGGAGCCAAGGCCTCACCTTTGAATAAACTGCCATATGTTTACGGGAAATCCAAGACTTCTCGTGAACAAGGCGATATGGGAGCTGTAATTATCCGTCTTACCGCCGAGTAAGTAATGATTACCTTCACACAAAAAGGATCTTTCAAGAATACAGAATCATATTTGAGAAAGATGAACGAAAAGGAGCTATTTGCCACGCTGGGTAAGTTCGGATCAGTTGGGGTAAATGCTCTTTCCAATGCTACACCCACAGAATCGGGTGAAACCGCAAACTCCTGGTACTACACCATCGAGCAGCGTCGCGGATATTATTCGATTCGATGGCATAACAGGCATATCGAAGACGGTGTGCCTATTGCCGTCATTCTTCAGTATGGTCACGGTACTGGAACCGGTGGTTACGTCGAAGGTCGTGACTATATTAATCCAGCAATTCGTCCCGTGTTTGATCAGATAGCTGCCGAAGCCGATAAAGCATTAAGGGGGTGACTAAATAGTGCCAGGAATTGACGACAAAGTCGTCGCTATGAGTTTTGAGTCGAGTAAGTTCGAACAAGGCGTTAATTCCGCGATTCGAGCTCTCGAAAAGCTAAAAGCATCACTCAAATTCCCGAATTCGGGCAAAGAGTTGAATGAAATTAATGCTGCAGCTAAGAGAGTCGATCTCGGACATATCGCCAAAGGCGTTGACGACGTCAAGAATCGACTCAATGCTCTGAGACTGGTTGCGGTAGCTGTATTTGCTCAAATAGCGAGTAGAGCCATTGCCGCAGGCAGTCAATTCTTGAAAGCGTTCACTATTGGTCCCCTTATTCAAGGTTTCCAGGAATACTCGACAAACCTGAACGCTATTCAGACGATCCTGGCCAACACTCAGGCTGCTGGAACAAATCTTCAAGACGTCAACCGGGCCCTCCAGGAACTAAATAGATATTCAGATAAGACCATCTACAACTTCAGTCAGATGGCTAGGAATATCGGTACCTTCACGGCTGCTGGTGTTCAGCTAGATGTAGCCACCGGAGCCATTAAGGGTATCGCAAACCTAGCCGCGCTTTCTGGCTCGAATGCTGATCAGGCTTCAACAGCAATGTACCAGCTCTCTCAGGCCATCGCTGCTGGATCCGTGAAGCTGCAGGACTGGAACTCGGTTGTCAACGCTGGTATGGGCGGTACCGTCTTCCAGCGTGCCTTGGCTATGAATGCCGAAAAGATTGGTACGCTAAAAGATGGCGCTGTAAAACTTACCGGAGCGATGAAGAATGTCACGATTAACGGAGAAGCTTTCCGTCAGTCGTTGTCGACTCCAGGTAAGCCTTCTTGGTTGACTTCCAAAGTTCTGACCAGTACTCTCGAGCAGTTTACGGGCGATTTGTCTGACGCTCAGCTTGCCGCTGAAGGTTTCAACAAAGCTGAGATCGCTGCAATTCAGAAGACAGCCCAAACAGCAATGCATGCGGCCACTGAGGTCAAGACTATCTCACAGGTCTTCGAGGTGGCTAAGGAAACTGCTGGCTCTGGGTGGGCTAAGACTTTCCAGATCATATTCGGTAACTTCAAAGAAGCCAAGAAGACTTTCACTGATCTCTCGAATACGATCAACGGATTCATCAACCGAAATGCTCAAGCTCGTAACAAAGTGTTGGCTGATTGGAAAGCACTGGGCGGACGAACGGTTCTGATCGAGGGTATCAAGTCTGCATTCCAGAATCTGGGCGCAGTTCTTAAGCCGATCAAGCAAGCGTTCAGAGACATCTTCCCAGCGTCAACCGGGAAATCTCTTTTCGACCTTACTACTCGATTCAAGAACTTTGCTGACTCGCTTAAGCCTACGCCAACGACTGTCGAGAATTTGAGGCGAACGTTTAGAGGACTATTTGCTCTTCTCGACATTGGTAAGCAGGTAATTGGCGGTATATTTAGCGTTTTCGGACATCTCTTTGGTGCAGTTGGTCAAGGTACTGGTGGTTTCTTGAGTATTACCGCTAGTATCGGCGATTTTCTTGTCAAAGTTGACGAATCTTTGAAGAAGGGCGGTCGTCTTGCCGACTTCTTCGATGATCTAGGAAACGCTATCGCTGCGCCAATTCAATTCATCGGAGAATTGATCAATTCGTTTGAGCAACTTTTCTCCGGGGGAGTTTCCAAGCAAGTAGCCGGAATGACCCAGTCTCTGTCGCCTCTCGAGAAGATATTGGCGGCAATCTCACAGGCTTGGGACAACTTCGTCTCTAGCTTCGGAGATGTCGGAAACGTCTTTACTCCGGTTATCCAAGCATTTGTCGATGGAATCCAACAGCTTGGACCTGCTGTAGCACAGGCTATCTCAGGTATGAGCTTCGAGCCCATCCTTCAAGTCATTCGAACCGGTCTTCTTGCCGGTATATTTGTGTTGTTCAAGAATTTCCTTGGCAAAGGCAGTTTCCTGGACCAGATTGGTAAGGGCTTTGCTGGGGGAATTATCGGAAACATTGCTGGATCCTTCAATGCTTTGCAGGGATCGCTTCAGGCAATGCAGACCAACATCAAGGCGAAGACACTCAAGGAAATTGCGATCGCGGTTGCTCTTCTCGCAGCTTCCGTTGTGGCTTTGTCGTTCGTGAAACCAGAGAAGCTCGACAAGGCTATGAGTGCAATAACTATTATGCTTGCGCAGCTTCTCGGTGCGATGAAGATCTTGGATAAGATCACCGCAACCTCAGGCTTCGTCAGGTTGCCGGTTGTTGCTGCTTCTTTGATCCTGCTTGCTGGCGCCATCGATGTCCTTGCTCTCGCAGTGGTTGGTCTGAGCTTCCTCAGTTGGGGAGCATTGATCAAGGGACTTGGTGGAGTCAGTGTTCTGTTGGTTGGAATGGTAGCAGCAACAGGACCTTTGTCCAAAGCCTCACCGCGGTTGATCGTAGCAGGTGCTGGAATTACGGCTATTGCTGTAGCGCTGAACATCCTAGCCCTTGCGGTTCGCCAATTCGGCACTATGGGTATGGCCACTCTCAGCAAAGGTCTCGGCGCAGTCGCTGCCGGATTAGTTATTATAGCTGGCGCGATGAGAGTGATGCCTACTGGAATGGTCGCTCAAAGTGCTGCGTTGATTGTCATAGCAACTTCGCTCAGAATCTTGGGTGAAGCTGTTCAGAAACTTGGTAGCTTGAATTGGAAAGTTATAGCTAAGGGGCTAGGCGCTATCGGAATAGCTCTTGGCATTATTGCTGCGGCTATGCATTTGATGCCGACAAGTATGATCGCAACAGCCGCCGGTCTTGTCTTGGTCTCTGCTGCACTACAAGGAATTGCCCGAGCAGTAGAGAACATGGGCGCTATGTCGATGGAAGAGATAGCTAAGGGACTAGGAGCTCTTGCTGGAGCTTTGGCTATCTTGGCAGGCGGTCTATATTTGATCGAAGGAACAGCAGGAGGCGCCGCAGCTTTGGGAGTAGCCGCTGCGGGTATTGCTTTGCTTGTTCCTCCTCTGATTCTTCTTGG